GCGCCGGTATCGTCCATTAATGTACCATCTGCCATAAAATGTTTACCTAAAGGTGGTACAAATTTTATTACTGTTCCTGGTTCTATTAATCTTAGACTATTAGCAGTAAATTCTCCTACAGGATATGGCGTTGAGCTTGTGTCTTGAAAAATACCAGTGTAATTGTTAGTTTGTGAAGTTTTAGCATTCCAAGAAGCATTTAAGTCACTAACAATAATTTTTGGATACTTTGACAAGTAAAAGTTTTTACTATTTGAATACTTTATTATCTCTTCAATAGTATTATAAATTGCACCTTCGATATCTGTTTGGGTTGCAAAGGTAAAAGATTGTTTTTCTTGATATTCTTCTTTGTAAATAATACCATCATCTACAAATAAACTAGTATTTGAGTATTTTCCACTTGCATCTTTTAAGTCAAAATACCTACTTATGCCACTAGATATTCTGTTAGTACTTTTAGTTTTAATAATTTCCTGACTTACTGCAAGTGGACCAATGTTGTAATCTTCGCCTGTAATTAGTCTATCCTGTGTATAATATGTTGCAGGAGCATTTGCTTTAATTTCTTCGTTCGATTCAGTAGCAGTACCGTTGCTAACTGTATATGTTAGTTTTAAACCAATTGTTAATGTTTCTTTAGTACCTTTTTTAGTTTGGTAAGGTATTTCTATTTGAATTGTGCCAAGACTTGCAGGTGTTATTACAGCTCTTAGTCCTGAGCTTGTTCTATAATAAACTTTAAAGTCTCCTGATGGTAAGTTTCCAAACACACCGTCACTAAAGACTAAATTGATTCTGTCGCCGATCCTAGTAGTTACTGCAAAAACATCTTTTGTTTTATTGAATAAACTATTATATACAACATTATTGCCTTCAACAGAGTCTATTTTAGTCCATGCTTGATTTTCAAATCCTGATGAATTTAAACCAAATAACCAAACATCACTATTATTAATATTTTCTGCATCAATAGCAATTGATTGATTAGGTGTTGGATTACTAACATTAAATTTTCCGGCGTCTAATCTTCCTTGAACAAACGACATAAAGAAACCTGTATTAGCACTGCCTGCGCCTTGGCCGTCATCTCTAAATAACATTGACGGACTATTGCCGGGAAGCGGTGCTTCTTCAATAATATTTTCTCCTACAATATCACTACTTACAACTTCAAAACGTGTGTTTACCCCTTCAATTCTTTTGGTAAACGGGTATATTGCAGATGCTGTTGATGTTCCGTTAAATTTATATTTTTGTGTTACTACTCCAGCAATAGTTTCAGTTTTTAGTGGATTTCCAATTGCATTTTGTAATGGTAATGCAGAATTTAAGATTTTTAAAAATTGCTCAAAGTAATTTGAGTTAGTTTGATCATTCCACTTAACAGTAATACCTGCTAGATTTAATCTATTACTATCTAGTACATTTTCTGTGGTTTTAATTGTGTTAATTTTTAATAATCCGCTTGCTGCTTGATTACGTTTTGGATTATATGAAAGCATACGTGCAAGACGTAGTATACTTTCTCTACGTTCTGCTGTTTCAAGGAAGTTTTCACGAGCATTTAAATCAATGCGGAATGATAAGTTTTGCCCAAGGAAAGCAATCATATCAATCAGTGCAAGGTATTCACTTGACTCGATATAGTCGTTAAAATCTTCTGGATAATTTTGGCGCAGGTAATTAATCATTGTGCGACGAAGATTATCAAAGTCATAGCTTTGGAAATCAGCGTTACGGTATGATTGATAAATTCTTTTCCAGTCTTCAGCTACTAGTAGCCTTGACTGCCTATCAGTTGCAGACATGTACGTTTCCTTGTTTACTAATGATATTTATCTGAATGAAAAAAGTGCGTATATTATTTTAGCTTAATAATCCATTCTCTTTATCAAACTTAAAACGTAACTGATCCTGTATTTTATACGGTAAAAACGTAAGTGTTATATCAACTTGAATACCTTGATCAAATGTATCTACTAGAATTTTATCTATCTTTGTTCTTGGGTCATAGTTTACTATTCGTGTTACATCGTTAACTACTGCTTCTTGCACTTCTCTAGTAAATGGTTCAAATAAAATATCCCATATAATTGTTCCAAATGTTGGGTCACTCAACTTTTCTGTTTGACGAATATGAAAATGATTTATTAAATCTTGTTTAATTAAATCGTAGTCGTATAAACCAAAGTTTTTTGGATTATTAGAAGTAGTAGAAAATCCTCGATAAGATCTACCGTCTGCAGACTTTTTTAAGTTAGGTTGAACTACTACACGTTTATATAAGTTTTTTTCTAATTGGCTCATATTGTATTTACCCTATTATTGTGGGCCAATTGGCGGTGTTGTTGAAAGATTATCGCCTGGCGATAATGTTGGTGACCCTATTGCTTCTACTTCGTCTTGTAGACTCTTAAATGCATCTGCCATTTCGTTGCGGAATCTGTTTACAACGGACTTTCTTACTCCAGAATTACTTTTTCCAAAATATTTCATTCCGTTTCCTGCGGCTCTTTCTAAGTATACTGCTTTGATTATACCTCTATCTGACGGATTCTCTGCTCCTGTATTTCTAATTGCTCTTTCAAATATTCTTTGACAGCCGCCTTCGCCGTGTTGTATTGCTGTAGACCACACAACATCCATTAATGTTTTAGATCTTTTTATTACATCAACTCCAGTTGCACGTTTTATACGTTTAGCAGATGGTTGAAAATATAATTCAACCCCAAATGCATGTTGGGCTTCGACATTGGCACTATCGGCCATAATTGCTACCCAACCTTGTTTAAATGTATCACTGCCTGCTCGTGCTGCGTTTTCGCCGCCTATAGTCATTAGTGATTTTCCTAGGTCACTAAAACTGCCTGCTTGACAGAATTTAATAAAGTTGCCCATAGCACCTGTTGCTGAAGCTATTTGATATGTACCATAACTCCATCCGCCGGTTCTGTCGTACCCAATTGCGGCTGGTTCGTCTTTTGATTCGTATTTGCTGCTTAGTTTACCTAATCCTGAAAATCCGTCATAATCATAAACGCCAGTAAAGTCTGGACTTTCGGCATAATCATCACTACCGACAAACCCTATAGGCTCTCCATCAACATTTGTTGATAATGCATTTGCTGTAACTCCTGTAGTTATTTGTCCTCCTGAGCCTGCAACATATGCACTTGATTTTCTTCCTCCAATATTTTTAAAGAATGTGTCAGGTGTTAAAATCCTATTAGCAGAAGGTAATCCTCCTGGTGATTCCCTATCAGTTTCTGATTTTTTAAATGATAAAGGATCCATGTTTTCGTGATGCGGCCAAGGTTCGTGTTGTGGAGATCTTGCTAATATACTTTCATATTCTTCAATTACGCCGCCGGGCTTAATTCTAGGTAATGCAACTGTTCCTAAAACAACAACTTCTGAAGCAGGATTTGCTATTGCCGCTGTAGGACCATTCATATGGATATATGTTGCGGTTTCCCTATGTTCTTTGACGCTATTAATATGTGTGTAAGCTCCTGCAGATAGTCTATTATCTTGATCTGTTTTAAGATGTAAGTTACTACCTGTTTCAATATACTGTTCTTTCTTAACTTTAATGTTGTGATTTTTGCCAACAGTAACTTTACTGTCAGCGCCAACATGTAAATTATAATTATATGCTGATTCTATTTGCACCCTGCCATTATCAAAACTATTTTTATCAGTTGCACTACCATCATTGTACCGGCCTGTAGCTTTTATGTTAACATTTCTTCCAGCTTCTAAATTAATATCACGTTCGGCAGTAACGTTAAGATCATTCTCAGTCATAATACTAACACTATCTTGTGCATGAATATCAATTTTACCGTCACTAGTCATTTCTATCCAAGTAGTACCGCGAGCATTGCCAATGTAAATTAAGTCTTCACTATTATGCATCAATATTTGATGGCCTGTTCTAGTCCTCAAACGAAGTAATTCGTTTTGTGGTATTGTAGGATCTCCTTCTGTGGTTTCTTTTACATTTTTGTAAATAGGAGGACCTTCTTCGGCGTGTGTTGCACGTACAAATCTGTCATCACCGTCATCCATTACAAACGAACTTCCGCCTAATCTATTAGAAGGAACTGAGATCTTTTGTTTTGCAGAACCAATTGCAGACGTTGGAGAACCGTCTCTATAATCTTTAGGACCAGGTGTACTTATACCAAACACCATACTAGGAATTTCTCGCCTTGCACTAGTAGTTGTTGTGCCGCGAGCTTCGTCGTTTAACAATCCTTGAACTTCTAATGTTTCAGTAAAATCCTTATTATACGGTTTGTTAAAAAGAGTCGGATCGATTAAACTACCGTCTTCAATTAGTTTATTATATTCGCCAACTGGGAGTTTGCGTCCTTTTAAATTGTCAGGAAGATCGGGCTGTGTTGTTTTTTCTGTTGACGCTCTGCCATCCGGTACCATGAAATTCATATAGTCTGCTGGAATACAGCCTATCCAATATCCAAAATTAGGATTTCCTTCAGCAAATATTACTAGGACTCTTGTTCCTACATCAGGAGGTACCATCCACATACCATAACTTTTTTGTGTATGTTGGTATCCTTCGTTTGGCGTAAGTGCAGTATTTGGTGTTATTCCGTAAAACGGGCTAAGATATTTTACGTTTAATAGTTGTCCTGTTCTTTCAGGAGTGCCGCCAGCACTAGTGTATTTTAGTAATTCAACGGTTAATCCGCCCATATACTTAGTGTCTAAGTTATTAACTACTATTGCTTCGTATGGTCCAGAATCTGAAAACTTACTGTCAGTATGTCGAGATCTTTTATAACTTGCTGCCATTATTGTGGCCCTGCTGGTGGAATGTCTGGTACTGGAGTTGGTAATGACGCTCCTGGGTCAGGAGACGCATATGTTTTAGAATCAACTACCTTTTTTCCAGTGTTAAAATCGTATCGATCATATCCAGCCCTCATTATTTCATAAGTGTAGCTACTACCAGTTGCTTCTACTGGGAGAGGATCGGTGCTTACAGTTTCTGGGGACACTGATCCACCTGCATCTTCGGTACTAGTATTTGATGCGTCTGGTGTCTCAGTAGCGTTACTGGTACTAGATTCTGTTACGCCGGTATCACTAGTAGTTGTTGTAGTTTCTGTACCGTTTTCACTTGTTGTCATAGCAACTACTTCGGAGGGTCGTTCGTTACTAGACGTTGGATCTGCTTCAAATATTGGAATACCTTTATACTCACCGCATTTTACAGAGTTAAGCGGTTGAATAGGTAACTGACCGCCTTCGTTAAAATATCTGTCTGCATTAAATTCATACAAAGTACGAATAGTATTTCCGTTTGTAGAGCCAAATGCTACAAAAAATCTATTTTTCATTTTAAAATACGGTTCACCATTTACAACCCTTATAATCGGTGGTACTGTATCTGGTGTTAGGGGTATTGCAACACTGTCAGCATCTGCAATAAATTCGTCATAGGTTAGATATGTAATAATATTATTTTCGTCGCGCCAATACTGACCTTCGTTAGAGAAATTTTCTGCAGGAGCCGAAGCACCTTTTTGTTGAACGTCTTCGTCCTGTACTGCATCATAAGCTAAATCTTGGTATGGCATTAATATTCCTTTTTTATACTTATCTGGTGGTGGGGCCGTATAGGCCGCTGATTGACCCGATACCTCCGAAGGTCAATCCGTCGTTTGATTCAGTTTCTTCTAGAGCTGGATTAGCAATTTCTGCTGGGTTAGGAATCTCCGATACTGGGTCTGGCGGTGAGCCAGTAATGCTGCCGCCGCCGGGTACTGACACTAGATTTGTTGTATTAGGATTAGCAGGACCAAACGATACAGCAGGAGGTTCTAGCGGCTGGCCGTTAATTTGAAAATTAGCAGAGTTACCAGTAAAGCCTATTGTTTGTCCAGCTGCGTTTGTAGACGATACTGTTACTGATCCATCAGTATTTTGAGTTAATGAAGTGCTTGCGCCAGTGGCGCCTGAAGTAACAGGGTTAGCTCCGCCTTGCCATACGCCGCCAAATCCGGTAGCTCCAATAGGACCGGTAATGCTGCCAGAGCCTACGGAACTACTAACAGACGAAATAGCAGTATCTATTGCATCTGCGACTGTTGCTGGAATAGAAGGTGTAGGAAGTCCTGGTATGCTAGGAACAGCTGGAACAGCAGGAACAGCAGGTGCTAATGCACTAACATCAAATGCTGTCACTTGTGATGCAATTTCATCAAAGTTAGGTAAATTAGCTCCAAATGCAGACAAGTCTGGTATTTCTATATCTAGTAAGTTACTAGGAATAATGTCTATTGGTATTTCAGGTATATCAAAATCTAATGCCGGAATTAATTTAGTTATATCATCAAATCCAAATGTTCTTTTTTCACTACTTTTACAAACTGCATTATCATATGCATCACCTTCTGGAAGAATTGGCGGGTTTGGATTTCCTGGGTCGCCTTCAAGCGTTATTGGTTTTTCCTTAATGTTTGCATCAGGATTAGTTTCTATAAATCCTTTATTATTTGTAGTTGCTGGATCGTCTTGTCCTCTACGCCTTATTAATTTTAGTGTTTGGGTAAACTGACCTCTTGAGAATCTATTAGTAACTGCCCATACTGAAAATAGTCCACTAAACCCTGCAACAATTTGTGGCATTTCCATAGTTGCTCCTTTAACTTGGTAATCGAAAGGAGTTTTAAAATTAACAACACAAAATACTTCTGCTTGCTGATATGTCATTGTGCCGTCATCAGTTGCATTTGGTAGACTACCTTGCTCCGCTACATAGTTGCCCGTTTCTTGTGGGATAAAGAAAGGATCTCCTATAATTTCCATTTCAGCAGTAACCATGTCTAGTGGCATATTAGTAATTCTATCATGGAACATTTCAGCAATTTGTCTTCTAATATCCGGATTTACTGTTCCTCCGCTTT